TAGATGTGCTACCAGAATTAACTGATTTAGAGGATTATTTTGTATATAGAGAGGTGACTGACGATGAGGAGCGATATGAGGAATTACTTGTAAGTACAAAGGGTTATAAGGGTGATGATTTACAGGGTTACATTGAGTCAGAAATAAATGGTATGACGATTAATGGTTCGCCAATTACAGTTCACGATTTCATTAGAGATTATGCAGCTCAAATAAGGGTAGCTATTCCAATTCCACAATTAAAATCTTTATCTGAGAGAGCGATTAATTCTTTAATTGAGTCTGGCTATTTCATTAAATATAACGACTCTGTTTCTGTATTAAACCCTAAGCAATTAAGGAGAAATGTTATTATAAAAAAAAGTAGCCCTAATAGCGTGTTTACTTATGACGAATTGATTTTGATTAATGACGAGGAGTATACTGAAAAGTACATTAATAAAATACATAATAGTGACCGCTTAAAGGTTTTATTTACGACTAAAAATGTAGAAGAGGCAATAAATTTTCTATTAGATAGACGACATATGTGGAATCCTTATGATGGTTATTTGGGTCATATATTTTCTAATATTATGAATGCTACTGTAAGACCAGAACAAACCTTGAAGAGATTATTTTCAGGTGAAATTAAGATTAATGGTACAATACTTTATGCATTCATTAAAAGATTAGATGAAGGTAAAAACCTTGAACCATTGGTGTTAAAGTCATTAACATCAGAGATGATTAATGGATTTCATATTGATACTATATATACCCTTATACAGAGTTTTAATGAACCACAAAGTAGTGGTTATTTGATTCATAGGTTAATGACAGAAACGACACTTGGTAATAGGGATGTTGATTTAAATAACCCAAAACTTAAAGGTGGTAGAGTTTTTAAGAGTAGTGTTATGAAGTTTTACAGTTACTTACTTGAATATTCAAATATGTCTGATGTAAATACTATACTAGATATCATTTCTAATAATATTGATGAAGTAGATATTAGAAGTTTAGTACATGATTTAGGTCGTAATAGTGATATGCATAATACTGAACGTAAAGGTGGTGAACGAGGATTTTTCTCTAAAAGTTTAATGACTTTCCCTAATATTTATGATAAAATACATAGGGGAGATTGGGATATCATTATAAGAGATAGTATATTGAGTGGTGATGATGCGTTTGCTAATCAAGTTCTTGATGTAGTTTTTAGTAAATTTGAAATTTCCGATTTAAGTTGGGTTTTTAGGAATGTGCTTGACCAAGATAATATACCTGCTAAATATAAAGATAAAATAATTAATAAGCTCTTCGCCATTGGGGATTTATCTTTATCATTATTTACAGAGTGTATAAGGTATCATAGTAACCCAGAAATATTTTTAGATATAATATTATCCAATAGTGATTTACGCTGGGCTTTTTATGAGGATTGGAATATAAGGGTTTTACTGAGAAAATCTAAAAACCCAGATAAGGTGATATTTAAATTATTACATGATACTGATTTTATGAAAAAGGTTGGTTATGAGCCTTTTTCGGATATGATGAAACTTCATAATGATACGGAAAAATTAATACATTATATCTTAAATAATAATACACTTATATTTAATTTCATTATCGTGTTTGATTATGTAGGGATACTCAACGTATTACAACACACTAAAAATAAAAATGAGCATGTATATAAGCTAATTAATAATGATGTATTCAAAGATAGTGTCACATCGGGCATCTACCTTAAGTTAATAGATTATGTAGATGACCCAATGATACCTATACGTGCTTTGTTAAACAATAAAAGGTTAGTTAATAAAGATACTCACCCAAGGGACCTTAAGGTAATTTATGATGGTGTTGGTTGGAACCATGACTACCTTCTTAAGAAAGTAAAACGTTTATTTGATGAAATGGGTTTGACCATGGAATCGGTTAAATCTAAGAAGTTAAGCCTTTCAGAGATATTTAAAAATTTATAGATATTTATATAAAAATAAAAGAATGAAATTAATAATAACGGAGGACCAATTTAATAAGTTGCCAATGGGTGATAACCCTTCTAGTTCTAACATTTATGAAAGGGCTTGTATTGGTGCCAATCAGAAGTTAAACTCTATTTACCAGGAAATCAGTTTTATAACTGTTAAAGATTTGCTTGAGGGCAAGGGTAATCTTGGGAAGCTTGAGGATTCCGCTACAAAATATCATGATGCTTGTAATAAATTACATCGTAAATTATATAATGAGACTAAGCCATCGACTGAAGAAGAGTACTGGAGAAATGAGGTAGCTATTGAGGATAAAAGAAATCAATTAGATGATTTATTAAGACCTGTATATGACAAGTATACCTTAATTACTGACGTCATCTATGATTTACAGCAAATATATTATAAGCATGTTGAAGAGAATAATGTTGATTTGAATGGTATCTTTGGTGATATCAGAACTATTGACGTTTAACTTTCCTTACAATGAAGTGTTTTTTATATTGATATCTAGGCAACAGCCATCCTTTTGTATTTGAACCAGCGTCTCCTGAGAATTCAGTTTTAGGGATATTGTTATCCATAAGTAATTGTTTAAGTACATCTGTTTGAATATACCATATTTGTCTAAGATGTTCATAATACGTAACAAACCATTTGGCTTCAGTAACAATAATTCCAGAACCCTTTCCCCTACATTCGTATTCAATGAATAAATTACCAGTATCATTTTCTGGTTTACAGAAAACATCTGTTTTTATTTCATATTTAATTTCTTCATTATTGATGTTCATAATTACATCATAACGATTATCTTTATTATCTGTTATAAAGGTTGCGCCTATTGATTCTAGGTCTTTAATTACCACTGTTTCACCGTGTTCACCCACAACGATATCTTTAGTGAAGTTGTACTCTGCCATTTTTATTTTAATTTATACAAATATACTAAAATTTAAAACAAAAATCAAGTATTTATTATAAAAGAACTTTAATGTGTGAAAAAACCAAAAGGAAGATAGATAGAGCTACCATTCTTTATAAAATATTCTTAATATCTATGATATTTACTCAAGTATATCCAATTATTTTTGTGTTGATACCATGGGAAGCAATATTGGTACATTGCACTATCGCCATATACTTACTGTTTAGATATTATATGTTGGTTCGAATGAGAAAAAGGGCTATTAATTTAGATTTGACCCTTACGGAGTTTTTACAAGAGCGTGAAAATTGTGTTTCGGATAGTAAATACTAATACTTTTTAGGTTTACCAAACCAAGTAACACTCTTTTTACTTGAAGGTAAAGATTTCTTAAGTGGTAGTTTATTTGACTTTGTATGTACAGTGTTTAATACTGGACATGATTTTATAAAATCCATAACTATCATCATTGAGTCTTTCTGATTGCAACCGAATACTTTGGTAATTAACTCAATAAGGTCTGCAACCACCAATTCTGAGTCTATTCCTTGCGACCATTTATATGATTTTTCATGATTTCTAATGTAACCTTCTGTAATGCAAATCACACGGGTCCACTTACCAGAATTATTTTTAATCTTTTTAACACTAAAATCTTCGATTAGAAAATTATTAATGAGTTTTTTTGAATCTTGAGTCATTTTATGAATAATTATATATGATAAATATTTGTTTTATAAGTAAAAAATTCGTATATTTGTAAAAAATAAAGATTAATGAAAAAATCAACTTACATACCCAATGATAATTTTGAGGTATCGGTATTCATAACACTGACCGAATTTTGTCATGATAAGGCAAGTCGTAGTGGGTTTACTAATTTAAATCGGTGGGGTTTGTATTACCGAAATCAAATTGTTGGTAATGCAGATTTAAAGGGTATCTCCAAACAGTTATCAGCGTTATATACATCTATGAGTAGGATGTACGCTTTAACTGTAAAAGAGATAAGCACATTCATCATTCTTTATTTCAAGCATAATATGTGGAGGTTTTATGAGCCATTACTAAATGCGAGAAAAGCCTATACTGGCTCTTTTTATTAAACAAGTAAAATAATTAAAAAAAATTTAAAAAAAGTAAATTTATGGTAGAAACGATAACCAACACGAATATTAGTAGTGTTTTAAAAGAAAATGAAATCACAATAATTGATTTCTGGGCAGAATGGTGTGGACCTTGCAGAATGTTAGGGCCAATTATTAATGATGTAGCTGAAAAAAACAATGATGTTTTGGTTGGTAAGGTAAATGTGGATGACAATAGCGATTTGTCAGTAGAGTATGGGGTTAGAAATATCCCTACGTTAGTATTTGTTAAAAATGGTAAAGTTGCTGGACGGTTAGTAGGAGTTAGTTCAGCGGTACAGATTCAAAAAGTAATAGACTCTTTAAAATAAAGGGTAAATTATGTTAGAAAAAGCCCCTTTTTAGGGGTTTTTTTAGTTTATATAGATATTTATTAATATGAAGAAAAAATTAATGGTAACAGAACGTCAATTGGCATTGATAACTAAGGAAATCAATGAGACCAATAGCAATGTTAGATTGCGTAATAAAATTCAAGATTTTCTTGAGGCTGATTATGAACCATCTGGTGGAGTTAAAAATATTGCCAATGAGTTTTATAGTACGGCTTTGATTAAAAAGAAAATTGATGGTGAATTAATTACTCCACAAGCATTATGTGATTACCTAACAAATAAATTTGACGGGTTAAAAAAGAAAGAAATTATAGATAGTATAGAGGGTTGGTTTTACGATGATTATAACCGTGAAACTGGATTACGAAAGAAAGTATAAGTAATTGTAAAAAAAAAACAAACCCTATTGGCCTAATATCAAGCTAATAGGTTTTTTTTTGAAATATAGGTAAAGGTTGGTTGAAAATTTGATATTTATATATAAGATAAATTAAATAATTAAATTTAATATTGTGAGAGTAAACAACGACAACAACGCTTTGGTTGGAAGGAATTCAACTAAAGATTCTTTAAAAATTAGTACATTAACATTCTGGGATGAAAACGAAATCGAAAGGGGAATTACATATGATAGTATCCTACAAGATTTAACAGATTTAAATTATAGTCATTATATAAGCGAGTTAGATTATAGACTCAATGATGGGGAAAATATAAATGAAGTTTTAATCTCAATTATAACCAAAAATAAAGACACTAAATCGACCATAGGTTATCATCAGAATATAATCCAGCATTATTTAAACCAAGATTTCATGAAATTGTTCGAATAAAATTTGTTTTATTGATTTATTTTTCGTACATTTGCACATATATTAGAATGAATGAAAAAAAATAAATCAATTGAGCGTATTTCGTTCCTTGCTGAAAAGTTTAACGTATTCACAAATGATGAGTATGATGAGCTAACGGAAAAGGATGGTGTGATATTAGTGGAAGGAAATGCAACTATGGGAGTTATCGCATTATATACCGTTAAAAAGTATGATAATGGTGATTTAAAGGTAGATGACCATAATAATACAATTTCTAATTGGATTGGTATTCATGAGAATGTGTTTGTCAATATGGTTCAATCTGACCCTACGGTAAACAAAATTTATGTTCAATGGATGCTTTCAGTATTCACTAATTATTTGAAGAAGGGTCAAGTGACGTTTGCCAAGAGGTTTGCGTGTGAGGATTTACCGCAAGCTAAAGAATATCTTGAGTTATTCGATGGTAATAAGTTTAAGAAAGCATTCAAGAGGATGTGTAGCGCTAATTTTGCGTTTAATAGTATTGCTGACCCGTCTAATATTAATCAGTATAAGAATCTAAGTCAGTTATTTGATGCTGTTGACCCTTATATTGAGCGAGATGTTTCAAATCTAGAGCGTGGATTGGCTGGGTTTGTTAAAAGTGGTGAAGCTGAAATCCCATTCAAGGATAGGAATTTTACAGTTTACACACCATTTACGAAAGAAGCTAGTGCTGTATTATCATCATTTACTAGTTGGTGTACATCTAAGCTTAGTTATAGCAACCACGAAGGGTATACCAATCAGAAAACTCCAATGGGTACTAAATCGAAATTGTATATTATCTTTGATAATAATTTCTTTTTACCAGAAGAGGACCCAAATCATTCAGATGGTTTATGGCAGTTGCATGTCGAGAGTGGGCAACTACAGAATAAATCTAATAGTTCAGAGCCTAACTTTGTTGCTAAGGTATTGGATAAGAGTGAAGGTCTTAGTGAGTATTTTTATGACTTGCTAATGAAAATGGCTAGGATGGGTAGCAACAAGATTAATGAGAATGTATATGCATCACGATTGGTTAATTTCGGGTTTAGTGATATATTATTTGAGATAATCGAAAAGAATGTCGATAAGATACAATTTATGAATCAAAATTTAAAAAAGATTCCAGATATGACAAAATTTAAGAATTTAAATTCGTTGTATTTATATAATGTTAAATTAGAAGAGTTGCACGATTCGGTAAGTAAGTTAAAAAAATTAAATACTTTATCATTACCGAATAATAAATTAAAGACAATACCTAGAGGTGTTTGTTATTTAAAAAATCTAACATCTATTAATTTAGTTGGGAATAAAATAGAATCACTTCCCGATGAATTAGGAAAGTTAGATAGAAAAAATGGAGGTGGGTTAATTCGTATAGCCTTTGGTCAAAAAGAAGTTTCAAAGGAAATTTTAGCCAAAGCACGAAAGTTATTACCTACCACCGAGATAGTAGAATTTGATAACACAAAAGGCTAATAAAATAAACCCTCTTTATTTTTTTAGTTAATAATGTATAATTAGAGAAATAGAAATTATGGAAGAAAACAAAATCTTATGGAAGAGGGTTCACCACGGAAACATAAATGAACCTTTAATCGACTACTTAGAAAAGTTAGTTGAGGAACAACACGAATTAGGTAACAGTATTAAAATATGTGTTGGAACTGATTCACAAAAAAGAGGTAAAGGGTACAAGTACGCTATTGCTATTATTTTTGAGATGAAACAACCTATGGGAATGGTTGGTGGTGTTATGACTTATAAGGGTCTTGGTGCTAAGGTTATTTCAGGTACATTCGTAGAGAAAATCAGACCGAGTCTTCAAGAAAGAATGCTTAAAGAGGTGCAATTATCAATTGATGTTGGGTATAACATTCTTCCACTGGTTGAGTTGTATGATATTGACATGGAAATCCATGCCGATGTTAACCCTAACCCAATGGCTGGGTCTCACGTAGCATTGAAACAAGCAATGGGATTCATTGAAGGTATGGGATTCAACTGTAAGGTTAAGCCCGAAGCGTATGCAGCTTCGACAGGCGCAGATAAGATGTGTAATACCTAACTATTAATATCTTTACTATTAATAGTTAGGTATGCCTCAAGCTCAGGGGTCGATAAAATATGTAATAGCTAATCTTTTTTAGAATTATTTTATATTTATTAATATAACGATAAATTAAAATATCTTAAGATGAAAAATAAAAAAGTAAATATTAACGAAGATGCATTGGTTGAGCTAATCTACAACATAACTGAAAGAACTATCAATGAAAGAATTGAAAAGGGAGAACTTAAAAAGGTTATCGCTCCTAAGAAAACTACTAAAGTACAAGTAACCGAAAGTCAATTGGCTGAATTGGTTAAAACTGGTAGAGTTCTTAACGTTAAAAAAAAAAGCGTGAATGAATCCATGAATAATCTTGATTGGGGTAAGTCTACCGATGAGCGAAATGCTAATTTAGATAAATACCATTCTTTAGAAACTGATACAGAAAAAAAAGGGTTTGCAAAAAACCTTAAAGGTCAAGAAGATTTGGATGAAGCTATACCTTTAAAACCAAAGTTAATACCTGAAAATGGAGATGAAGAAATTGAAAGGTCTGTGGCTTTAGAAAAATTGTTCACAGCCCCAGAAGGTTATCAACCAATTAATAGTCTAGAAGATTTAATCAGTCAAGCAATAGAGATTTCTAGAAAATATGATTTTGGGTCTGAGGAAATTGGAAGAGCAGCTGCTCATATAGCAAGGCGTTTCGACCTTAAAAAACATAACTAATATTACCTAAAAAGAAATTATAAAGCTAAACAGAAATGTTTGGCTTTTTTTGTTTACTTTAAACCCGTAATGTTTATATTCTGGTATGACAATATTAGAACAATTAAAACGAAGTGTAGAGCCTTTATTTTCATCTGTATTTTATGATGAATACATACAAGCCAGTGAAAAAGCATTCGATTGTGCATTTAATGGCACTTCTACCTTCTTTCCATGGGAAAAACCCAAACTAATACCTGAAGATTATAACATAGGAGTAATCTATGGCGCTAGTGGTAGTGGGAAATCAACCCTTCTTAAAGAATTCGGTAAAGAAGATACCCATACTTGGGACAATTCAAAATCAATCATATCTCATTTCGATAATCCTGATGACGGAATCAACAAATTATCAGCCGTAGGACTTAATTCAATACCTAGTTGGTACAAACCTTATAACGTATTATCCAATGGTGAGGCATTTAGAGCTGATTTAAGCCGTTCTATTAAAGATGGGGCAGTGATAGATGAATTTAGTTCAGTTGTTGATAGAAACGTTGCTAAAGCATCCTCAGTTGCCTTATCCAAATATATTAAACGTAACAATATTAAAAATGTAGTTATATCTACGTGTCATGAAGATGTTTTGGATTGGCTGGAACCTGATTGGGTTATTAATACCAACAATGGAGAAGTGTATGACGGGGATTTTATTCAAGGCCAGCTATCAATATCGAGATATATCGAACAAAGTACGATATCTGGCCTATGTTTAAAGACCATCATTATTTAGACCATAACTTAGCCAAGGCTACGAGATGTTTTATTGGAGTTTGGAATGGACAAGTAATTGCTTTTAGCGCAAGTATGACAATGCCAAGTGGTACATTGAAAAATGCTTGGAGAGAATCTAGGACTGTTATACTTCCAGACTTTCAAGGAATGGGAATTGGGGTTAGGTTCTCAGATGCCATTGGTCAAATCCATTTGGATGACGGAAAGAGATATTACTCTAGAACCGCACATCCAAGGATGGGTATGTATCGTGAAAATAGTGAGTTATGGAAAGGAACTTCTAAGAATAGAAAGTTACGCAAGGATATAACACACGAGAATATCTTTAATAATCATTATGCTGACAACAAACGTGTTTGTTTCAGCCATGAGTATATAGGTCGGTAATTTAAACATCTTTATGCCTTTTTATAATATCAAGGTAAACTTCCCATTTATTAGATTCTAATTCCTTGGAATACCTATCTTTTTGCCCTTGGGTTAATTTGATAGGTTCTGTATACTTAATCACCTTATGATACCTAGAGTTGGACATACCTTCTTTTACGAATCTTGCTAAGAAAATTGCTTTTTCTTTTTGTTGTTCTTCACTTCCATATGTACAGCAATAATCACATCCGTATGAATAGAATATATTCTTACAAGAGCATTGTGGGTTACATGGTTCGTTTAAGTGCATACAAGGGCACGATTTAATTTCTATTTCCATTTTTTAAATATGAGGTTAATAATCCTTGAATATTTTCAGCTCCAACTGGGTTTGCGCTTTGTATTACCCAGGATGGAAGTTCTTTTTTATAATCCATACAGTACTCGACTAACCATTTAGCGCAGTCCATTCCTGTTTTCTCGTGCCAAATCACATTTTCTTGTTGTGTTGCATTATCATAATATCTATCAGCTAAATCATGGTCAAATGCAATTTGATTTGGTAACCCATTATTAAGTACCCAATTAGTAAATTCTTTATAACTTTTAACCCAAACGACATTATCAAGATTATCAACCCATTTTGGGGTGTAATTTTCTAACCATTTCTTATCTAAATTAAATGGGTCTCTACAATCGTCAAGCCAAAGCAACGTTGATTGGTTATTTAATATATGATTACATTGTTGTTTCCAATTATTATGCGTGGCTCTTAATATGGCTGGAATATGCCCATCCAAATTCAAGTTATTAACTTCAACGGTACAATCATCCAAGTGCCATAAGAATTCATTAGTCTCATCTATTATGTCCGACTTTAATTCCATATTACAGAATATGATTCTTTCATTGGGAATCTTAAGACTCTTTGCAACCGCATATAAATCAGCATTCCAATCTTTATTACCCCAGCGTTTGAATGCTTCTGCATTATCGAACCTAGCTGTGCATATCCACACTTCGTAACCCCTTTCAATTAATTCGAAGGCGTAATCTTGCACCACTCTTAAATCTAGGGTACTGTCAAAATCAAAACTTATTTTTTTCTTCATATTAACGCCACCATTCTTTGGATTTTTTTTCTTGTATAATTTCTTCTTCTTTATCTACTACTGTTTGAGACTTATGATATTCTCTACCATATTCTTCAATGAACATAGCGAAATAGTCAATTAATTCTTCATCTGTGGGTTCTTTATCGTCATACATACCATAACAAGTATCTTTGGTAAGTATTTTCTTAACGATGTCTTTAGGCTTCATCTTCAAGTTTTTTGAGTCCGTGTTCAATCATTTCATCAAGGCAAGTTCCACCATTATAGTATGAAGTGTTAAACGTAAAAATACCATCATCAATTTTAGTCATCTTAATCCAACAATCATTAGGGTCCTCTTCAATTAAATTAATAATTTCATATAAGTCAGTATTATTATTTACAAACCCCATATGTGAAACATCAAATAATTGAGATGAATATTCGTAGCTATCATGTATTTCATAATCAGGAAATCTCTCTCCTAACATTCTTTTACATTGCCCTTGAAAATCTTCGTGTGCGTGTTTAGGTATTAATTTTATTTTACCTGAATATTGCTTAGTTTCACTCATACCTTTATAATTTAATACAAAGATACGTAATTTATTTTATATAAACAAATTTAGTGACCTCTATTTGCAATTAAATAGTTTGGGGATATTCTGGAGAAGCCAAATTTATTCCATTTCTCCACACCTTCTAGTTCTGGTGATACAATAAAAGAGTTTATATATTTGAATACTTCCCATAGTGAAGCCATTGCTTGGCTCATAATAAAGTTTGAATCATAATCCTTTTTGAATTTAACTCCTACAATTTCCATTGTATTTTCAGTATCGGCTGGAGTTAAATAAATAACACCCGCATTTCTATCATTATATTTTATCAATACGCTGATAGTGTCAGGGCTTTCATCGATGATAAGAGATTTAACATCCTCTTTAAGGAAGTTTTTGATTGTTTTTTTAGTAGATTCTTCAACAGCCTCTAACTTATCATAGTATTTTTTATCTTCCCAGATATGGTCTATTGCTATTTCTCTAGCAATAGCTGCATCGTCAGTATGTTCTAATTCAACTTTAATTCCTTTTTCTAATTGAGAATTAATTATCTTTTCTAGTGACTCAAATTGAATTGATGCCCAAGAATCGTCACCGTGATGTGCTACTAAATCTTGAACTGTTTTATTATCTGCTAATCCACCTGGTATTTTATCTTTACTCATAATATTTTATTTTATAATTTTAATGTGACTAGGGTCGAAAACCATTCTAACTGTCGATTTTCTTGACCCACCTTCGTATGAATCTAGAACTCCTACAACATCTATATAATCAAATTTAAACCATTCACCTATAACTGCTATAACGTCTGTTTTTAAGCTAGTCTTATCTCTTTGAGTGAAAGTAAATTTAGCTATAATTTCATTAATCTCATCTTCGCCAATACCCGCATTTATAAATCCTCTTTTAACCTTATCTAAGCTTATAAATCTAAATCTATCCCCCGTAGCTACGATTGTAACAGCTTTACCGTCACTTACCTTTACCTTCAACACCTTTTCAACAGCACCTTGGTAATCCATTGCTCTTCTAGTATCAGCATACGTTCTAGCAACGGATGAATCATTGGTTATAAATATAGGCTTTCTTAATGTAAATTTTGATTTTAATTTTGGTGCCATATCCAAATATTTCCAATAAGCATCATCATCACCACTTTCTCTAGAACTTTTAAGTTTATCTTGCCATTGATAATATTGTTCCAAATCTGGCACATAATCAACGGACATTGTTCTGGATGTAAACCCGCCTTCTTGTTCTAGACTTCTAACATCGGGAGTTCCATGAAACCATACTTGGCCACCATTTAGCCCTTCCCTTAGTAATATCTTAATTGAATTCTTCATTATAAATATAAATATAAGAAAAAAGCCCTTAATTAGGGCTTTTTTTCTTTTTAAGTTGTCTGGCTAATTCTTCATGTAATAAATAACCATCATACCCTAAGTCCTCTATTAGCTTATCGACCCTTTCTTCTTCCCAATATTCCTCAGCTCTATCAACTTGATAGGAGCTTTCGCAATTATCACATCTCCATTCCTCACATTGATTGTGTAGCGTAAATTGAACTACACAATCCTCACAAGTTAATTCTTCACATCGTGCACATGGATACTCGGCTAATTCACCACAAATGTGACATGTGTCCACTACTTTACTTTCGGTGTCCACTACTTGACTTTTGTAGTTATACCCTCTTTAACGCTGTACCCTAACTTGATAGTTCCACCTTCTTTTAGTGCTCCATCGACCACTGCATCTGCGATTGGGTCCTCAACGTATGTTTGAATGGCTCTATTAAGAGGTCGTGCACCATACTCTTTATGATACCCTTTCTTAGCTATGAAATCTATAGCACCTTTTGTTAATTCTAATGTATAACCTAATTCTAATATACGTTCTTTAACTACATCAAGTTCATTCTCAATGATAATTCTAATATGTTTAGGTTGTAAGCTATTAAAAATAATTGTATCATCAATTCTATTTAAGAATTCTGGTTTAAATTTATCCTTAAGCGCTTTTTGAATGATGGCTTTTGCTCTTTCTTCTTCATCAATGATAGAATTACCACCGAATCCAATACCATTACCAAACTGAGATAGTTGTTTAACCCCAATATTTGAAGTCATGATGATAAGCGTATTTTTAAAGTCCACTTTTCTACCATTACCATCAGTTAAATGACCTTCATCTAATAATTGTAACAATAAGTTAAATACATCGTCATGAGCTTTTTCAATTTCATCAAAAAGAATTACTGAATAAGGTTTTCTTCTTACGTATTCGGTAAGTTTACCACCTTCCCCATATCCAACATATCCTGGAGGCGCTCCAATCAATTTAGACATTGAATGTTTCTCCATAAATTCTGACATATCCACTCTGAATAGACTTTCTTTATCTCCAAATACATGTTCAGCCAATACTTTAGATAAGTATGTTTTACCAACCCCAGTTGGCCCTAAGAAGATAAACGACCCGATAGGTTTATTTACGTTCTTGATACCTAAACGGCTTCTTTTGATTGCTCTAGCAACCTTTGCAACCGCTTCGTCTTGTCCAATAACTTTACCTTGAATATCAACATCTAAGTTCTTAAGTGTATTATTTTCTTTGGTAGACATTTTATTAAGTGGAATCCCAGTCATAGTTGATACAACTTCGTTAACCATTTCACTTGTAATTTCAGTAACTGCTTGAGAAGAAGTGTCCCATTTTACTACCATTTTATCTAACTTATTTTTTATCTTAGCCTCTTGTTGTTTGATAGATTGTGCATCCTCATATCGTTGTTGAAGAACCATATCACCTTTTTTCTTGTATAGGGTTTCTAACTCTTGTTTCAATTTAGCGATATCATCTGGCATTTTAATATCTATGTTAGTTGTTGCCCCAACTTCATCTAAAATATCAATTGATTTATCTGGCATTGCTCTATCCGAGATATATCTATTACTTAATCTAACAATATCTTTTATTACTTCATCTGAATATGTAACTTTATGATATTTTTCATAATTTTCCTTGATGTTGGTAAGAATCTCAATAGTTTCCTCAACACTTGGTTCTTCAATCAATACTGATTGAAATCTTCTGGTTAAAGCACCGTCTTTCTCAATGTGTTCACGATATTCATCTAATGTAGTAGCACCAATTATTTGAATTTCTCCACGAGCCAATGCTGGTTTGAATATGTTGGAAGCATCTAGAGCTCCAGAAGCATTTCCAGCCCCAACCAATGTATGTAATTCATCAATGAATAAGATTACATCAGTATTTTCTTTTAGTTCTTCAAGAATAGCTTTCATTCTTTCCTCAAACTGTCCTCTATATTTAGTTCCAGCAACGATTGATGCTAAATCCAATGAGTATATTTTCTTATTCAATAGTGGTTTAGAAGCCTCACCTTTATTAATTAATGTTGCAAGACCTTCAATTATTGCAGTTTTACCCACACCAGGTTCACCAATAAGAACTGGGTTGTTTTTCTTTCTTCTTGAAAGGATACCAGTCATTCTCCTTATTTCTTGTTCTCGGCCAACTACTGGGTCAACTTTTCCGTTTTCAGCGGCTTTTGATATATTTCTACAGAAATTATCGAGGGATGGTGTCTTAGAAACACCGTCTTTATTTATTTTTCTTGTTTTCTTTGGTCTGATTGGTCCATCTTCTTCCAACCCGTTATCATCATCTAAATTATCTGCCATATTTCCTTGTATTTTAAAAATTATATAATTAATATTAAGTTTTAATAATAATTTTTGTGACTGAGACTTACCTCTAAGTATTCCTAGCATTAAATGGATTTCATCGATAGTATCCTTTTCAGAGGTTGTACATTCGTGGTCCATTTGGTTAACTACGAAATTAGTACCTTGAGTTGGCATTAATTCCTTAGTTTTATACTGTGAGTTAGCAACATAATTGTTACTACTTAAAAATAAGTACAATGAATCATAAAGTTGTTCAACGTCAACACCTAAATGGCGAAGCGTTTCCACTGCTTTATTATTGTCATCGAGTATTAAAGACAAAAGAATGTGTTCTGGCTTTAGCTTATTATCCCCAAAGGATATTGCTTGGGCCATGGCACCCTTCATTATACTTTTTACTCTACTTCCAATTACATTGTTCATATAAAATCATTAATTTATTACTGCAAATATACGAAAAATAATTCAATAAACAATTGTTTTTTCACTTTTTTTTTAGTATATTTGTATAAATTATTAAAAATTAAACAATTATGATTATTAGCAGAGTAGAAAGCGGTGACATTATCAAAGGATATTACAAGTCATCAAACATTTCATTAAGTGAGTACAATAAAAGTACCAAAGATTTAACCATTACATTTAACTATGGTGGTGTATACAAGTATTCAGATGTTCCAGATAAGGATTATTTCAGATTGGAATTGGCAGAGAGTCAAGGTAAAGTTTTAAATTCACACATCAAAGCATATGCATTCGAGCAAATGGATTCAGTAAGTAAGAGTGATGTTAAAAAATTACTTAAAGAGATTAGACAAGAGGAAATCTCTTCGTTTGAAAGGAAAATTATCGACCTTATGAGTGAAATCAGAGTTGACTATTTCCAAAATGGAGAAGTTGAATTGAATGCCAAGTTGATGAAACAACTTGATGACACTAGAGCTTTCTTAGCAAAGTTGTAATGGAAAAGAAATATCTAGAACTCCCACCTGAGGGTTTGGCATCAATAATGGATAGGCAAACTAGAAAACCTTTTCCATTACCTAGCCTAGAATTTCCTAGTGAAGTAAAATGGAAAGAAGGTGATTGCCTACCATATTATAGTCCAGATGATATTAAATTGGTTGGTTATCAATCTCATCCAGTGATAAAGGCTCCTTTATCTAATTAAAATTTTTGATTCTGACATATTTATTACTAAACATAATATTATGTCAGAATTATTACATAAAGTACTATCGTTAGAGTTTAAGAGAACAAATAGGTTCATCGTAAAATACTCTAGTCCATTCGAGGATATTCAACCAATTATAACGTATAAAGCCAACAGACCAATCTATAACGCTTTAAAATCTAAATGGGAAGATATTACTCTTTTATTAAGAGACCCAATCTTTCCATCAACGTCAAAAATTTTAATCAAAGGATTAGAATCAATAAAGGAGAGAAAGAAATATAGAAAAGAAATTAGTAGATTAGAACATAAATCTTTAATAAATCCAGAATTTATATATATAGAAATTGAAATGCTTGACCCAACGGGTGTGGTTGTGGAGAAATGGAATATTAAGGGTAAAATAAAAAAGGTTAATTTTGGGGTTCTAGATTATACTGATGATGGGCTTTCACATATAGAACTTATTTTTAAGGTAAAATCGGCAACATTAAGCATTTAATCTTGCTTTTTCTATTTTTATTACATATTTATAAGAAAAAGGTAAATAATGAATAAAGTTATACACTTATCAACTAGTGCTGATACTTCAACGTACATGTACACACAAGTATATGCTGGAGTTGGGGGCACCATAGTACTTAACGGTACTTCTGTAACAATGGCCACTCAATCTACAATAGATATTCAAGTATTGGAGATAACTGGGGCAGCTGGTATTTACGTAATAGGATTTAAAAAAGTGGGTCATCCACCAACACAAATAAACGGATAAATTAAAAATCAATATAAATGAAAAATAATATTATTAGACCTACAGGGTTAAAAGGTAACGAAAAAGTAAACAGAATGAGAAGTTTAATGGGAATGTCTCCTATTAATGAAAGTGCTGAAAACACTCGTTCAGTTGTTGAGTTAAAGAAACTTGGACCTGACGGTAAAGTTTATGGTATTGTTAGGGAAAACCACGAATACTATATTAAAACCGCAGTTAAAAAACCAAATTTAATTGCCGAAGATTTTAAATATATCGGTGGATTAAAAAATAAAAAAGAAGTTGTATATGAAAGCTATGCTAAAGCTATCAAACAACTTAACCTTAAATTCATTAGTCTTAACGAAGCATTGGGTAATGTAGGTGAGGTTAATACTTTTTTAAATGAATCTTTTGAATCATACAATGAAAAGCCAAAACCAAGTCAACCAGATACCTTAATGGGTACTGTTAAATCTCCAGGAAAAAATGATGGTCATGAAAGTGAAATCATCAATGATTCTGGTGAAACTGGAAACCCTGATGTTAAAACTCCACCAGTTGTGGAAGAAGATGACGTTGTTGAAGGTGAAGAAGCTATCGAAGAAGATGTTAATGCATTCGGAGAAGGTGGTGACGATGAGGACCATTTAAAAGGTGAAGAAAAAGATGATGATATTGAATTAACTGAAGGTGAAAAAGCTATCGATAGAATGATTCTTGAAAACAAAACTCCAGCGATAGCAAAAAAAGTTGAAGGCAAAGTTGAAGAAGTTGTTGTTGAAAGAAGAATGAGTATTGCAACTGCATTACAAAAAATCGATGAAGGAGTAAACTCTCAAAAAAAAAAGAAGTAACTGAAACAAAGTTTAAATTAAAATTAGATAACCCATCTCCTGAGCAACCATCTCAAGATATGGGTTCTCCTGTTCCTAGTGAGAACCCATTGGCAGCTCCAGAAGGTTTTGGTGATGTTCCAGAAATGGGTGACGCTCCAGAGGTAAATGATAAACCATTTGATGATGAACCATTCGATGCTGGTGTTGAAGCCAACGAAGAAGAAAATCCAGAAAAATACATACAACAATTAGCGGGTAAATTAGGGCAAAGCCTTAGAAAATATACTGATGATATGGGCCAAGCTGATTATGATTTAGAAAAGTTTGCAATCAACAGTGTGTTATCTGCAACCAATTCAGGTCAAATGGACCAACAAGACCAAAACGATATTATAAGTAAGGTTAAGAGTGCATCTACTGATGGCTCTGGTGGTGATGGTGAAGAAGCTGGTGAAGGTGGAATGGGTGCTCCAAGTGAAGAGCCTATGGGTGATGAAGGTGGAGAAGAAGCTGATGGTGGTAGTGAAGAATTAGATTTTAGTAATATTGATATGGAAGAGGGTCATAATCCAAATCCTAATGGAAAAACAGTATTTCAAGATATGACTTTAGGTGTTAAAGATGGTGGAATGGAAGAAAATAAGTATTTAAATTTGGAAAGTACGGAAAAAAGTAGTATATTTGTAAGTGAAACAGAAACTATTAAAAATATGATACGACAAACACTAACAGAATCTCCTGTTATTACTCCAAAAACAAAACCAACAACTACTCCAACTAGAACTCCTAGTAGAAGAAGTAAACCTTGGACTATTATTCCAGAAAGCGTACCAGACCCAGAGCCAAAAGGAGAGGTAACGCCAATCACTTATATTAATAGTGATAAATTTACAAATGATGATGTAGTAATCACATTTGATGTTGGGGATGTAAGATTTGTTGAAACATTTACAAATACTGATGAAGTGTTAGAAAAGCCAATGGCTTATAATGAACCTTGGATTTATGACTTTAGAACTGAACCATTATCAAATAATAAAATATACGGTGTATCGGTTGCATTTTATGGTAACCCAACCACTGATTTAGTGCTTGATGGATTTGTAGATAATCCACCTCAAATTGAAGAGATATAATGGATGATTTGAAACTGATATATGTTCATCAACTTGGACCTGATTGTTATGATAATTATATTTACCAATTTATATTTTCTGATACTATAGAGAATATTGATGGTGAGGGATGGGATTCATATCCAGCTGGAGGTAACCCATATCCACCTAACAAGGATGTTATTAAACAAGTAGGTAGAATTGAAGGTGATTTGAAATTAATAGTGCTACAAGATAATGAACAATTTTCAATGTGGGATGCAATTGACGGTGTTGTATCATTAGCTTGGGAAAATATCGATGGATTAGATGATTACCCAGAAAACCGTTTAACCTTTTCATTCGGAATGAAATTACAAGATGTTAAAGACTTGTTATATGAAAGGGATATTAACTTAGAATATGAAAAAAAATTAACCAATGGCTAAAAAAATAAAAGAAGGGGATATCACAACCGATATCGATACGTACAAAAAAAATAAGTATGACATAGATTCTCAAATGGATGATGAACAAGATACGTTAAACTTAACATCAAGTAATACCAATGAAGGTTCAATTGATGAAGTGCTTAAATTACCTATGAGTGATGTAATAAGTAGTTTAGGAATTAATTTACACGGAAAGACACCAGAGCAACGACAAAGTATTTTAACTTTCATTAGACAAATGATGGGTGATTTACAATCCAAATTTGGTGTTGGCCCTTTATTGGGTGAAAGTGATGATAAAGAAGATTTCCAAGACCCAGATTTATTTGGTGATGAAGAAAGAGCTGAACGTGAAATGGATGAAAGTTTTGATGATTTAATGGAGTCATTAAATAAAAAAGGTGGTCCAATCGTTGATGTTACCAAAAGTGTTAATCCTAGAATCAAAAAAAGTGACCTAATAGAATATTATAAAAATAAAAAATAATGGAAAATAAATTTAAGAGTATGGCAATGAGAGCTTTAGATAATAAAGTTAGTAAAAAGCTGAACATCAGTGAAAGTCGAATGACTTATGAAGATGACCACTCTGAAAGGTTAAATCCAGTATTGGCTAAACAACTAAGAGATAGGAAAACTTCTTTGGGTGCACATCCTATTTTCCCAGAAAGTGATGATATGCATTTTGAAGAAAAACTAATGTCAAAAAGGTTTACTGACGTATTAAAGAATTTCAAAAGACATCACAATACCGAAGTTGCAGATTTAGGTACGTTTTACCAAGAGCAAGCTCAATTGATAATGAGTATTATCAATATGGAGAAATCCAACAAGGTTGAATTGGAACAAATGGCGATTAATTTAATCAGAGAGGAATTCGATATGACCGAAGCTGATGTAGAGATAGTAGCTAATTTAACTTCTGATTTTAAAGACTTTAACGAGTCTGATTCAAGACAAGAACCAGAGAGAGATGTTGATGTTACATTTGATAATCACGCTGAATTAGAACAAGCTAATAAAGAAGTTTATAAACGTAGATTTGTAAACGCTTTGATTCAAGGTTCTGCAAAGAAAGTGAATCATATGTTTCATGTGGTTGATGAAGAGTTACAGAATATGGAACCTTTATTACCTAATAGTTACGCCAAATTAATGACTGGTGCTGACTACGCTTATATGCTTGAAGCTAATGGAGGTAAACGAATGATGGGTGGTAGAGTTCAAGTAGAATTCCCAACTGTAGAGGGTAATAGACCTAAGATTACGGCTATGGCCATAACGTTCCCAGTATTGATTCATGAGATTATGAAAGGTGTTATGGAAATTCTTTCAAGACATGGTTTACCAGAAAACACTGATGTTGCAAAATATGCGTTGGCTAAGGCTGATTATATGAATGCTGAGATTTGGGATATGAGACTAGGACCACCAATTTGGGAGAAGTTCGTAGAATCATTACCGCCAGAAGATTTTCCGTTGAAACATCACGCATACATTGAATTGGTTGCGTTACCAGTTGATGAGTTCAATGATACCATGAGAGAGATTTTATTAGGTAGTAGAGAAGGTAAAGCTAAAATGCAAATGATTATAGATGACGTAAAAGATGATTTAAGAAATGATGATTTTGACAATGCAATGGAACACATTAGTGATGATGATTATTTAGGTCCAGAGGATTTAGATAACATTGACGATGAAGAATGGTTCTAAAAATAAAGTAAATTATATTAAAAAAGAGGTTTCGTAATGAAGCCTCTTTTTTTGTTTTAGCGCATTATGTGAGGTTTTAGTATATTTATATTAAAAACTATATGTTAACATCGAATGAAATATTAGAGGAATATGCTAAATGTTTAATGGACCCAACATATCCAATTACGAATTATCTTAAAACATTTGATATGACGCAAGAGGGTTTTGTACCTTTTAAATTATTCCCAAAACAAATTGAAATTATAGGTGACTATGAAGAGTTTAGATATAATTTAGTGACCAAACCAAGACAAGCTGGTATTTCAACTATTACACAAGCGTATATGGCAACCAAGATTGCCTTTGCAGACCCAAACAAACCCGAAACCATTCTGGTGTGTGCGAATAAATTAAAATTAGCCCAAAAATTCCTTAGAGGGATTAAAGATTATTTGATTCAATATCCAAGATGGGTGTGGGGTGATGAATACTACGGTACTAAAGAAAATGAAGATAAGGATATCTTCTTGCAAAAAAATCAAACTGAATTAGAATTAGTAAATGGTTGTAAGGTTATTGCAGTAGCAACATCAACCGATGCATTAAGGGGTTTTACACCTTCTTACTTAATATTTGATGAGGCAGCCTTTATTGATAAAGGTGCTGAATTATATGCCGCTGCGATTACATCGTTAGGTACTGGGGGAAAATGTACACTTATTTCAACTCCAAACGGTTTAGATGAATTATATCATAGAACTTACGAACAATCAATTAGTGGTAATAATAGCTATAATGTTATTGAAATGAAATGGTATCAAGACCCACGTTATAATGGTTATAATAATGGTGGTGGAGATTTAGTTTGGTATCATGAAGAAGATGAAAGTAAACGTATCGTTGAGGTAGAATTCACGTTTGATTCGTATAAGAAAAAAGTGAAAGACGGTTATATACCAACGTCAACTTGGTATCGTGATACTTGTGAAAGTATGAATAACGATAAGAGAAGAATTGCACAGGAATTAGATGTATCATTCTTAGGCTCTGGGGGTAACGTAATCGATGACAAATATTCGACCTACCACGAGAAACATTTCGTTGAGGCTCCTAAATGGACCAATGGTGAAGAAGATGAAATATGGATTTGGGAGGAACCTATTGAAGGTCACCAATATATATTATCTGCCGATGTCGCTAGAGGGGATGGTGAGGATTCATCCACTATTGTTTTAATAGATTTTACAACAATGACTCAAGTAATGGAATATAAAGGAAAAGTTCAATCTGATTTACTAGGTTATATTGTCGATGAATATGCACGAATATATGATGCGTTGGTAGTTGTGGATATTACTGGTGGAATTGGTGTTGGAACTATTAATAAGTTAATGGAATTAGGAACACCTAATTTATATTACGGTGACGCTAGTAACAGACCATTAGATAAATTAACAAGTAGGATTGTAAACTTTACAGATGAAGGTAAATATCCTGGATTTAACTGTGCCTCTGGTGTTAGAACTCCAGTTATTTCACATTTAGAAATGATGATTAGAACCAACGGGTTTAAAGTTCGTTCTAAAAGGCTTGTTTCAGAAATGAGAACCTTTGTATTTAAAAATGGTCGTCCTGACCATATGGATGGTTATCATGATGATTTATTAATGGCATTAGGTTATGGATTATGGGTTGCCGAAAATTCATTTAAAAAATTAACAGCCTCAAAGGCAAAAACAAAGGCAATATTAGCTGGTTGGACAATCGCTGGTAATGATGGTAGTGATAATTTAGAAAAAGAATATGGTGAGAACTTTGTCTCAAAACAAAACCGAGGTAAAAAAGCAACGAAAAAACCTAACTTTAGCCCAACAGTAGCTAGAACAATGCAAGACCCTACTGGAAAATATATGTGGCTATTTAGTGGTTCAAGATAATTTAGTATAATCTATTGATATTTAGATTATATTAACTATAATTAAGTTATAAAATAAAATATAATGGCAAAAAAACAACAAAGAACTGTATGGCAAAAAATTGACGGTATTTTCGGTAAAGATGGTTTAAACCCTAATGCTAAGAAAAATAATCGTTATGCTATCGGTAATCAAGAAATATTAAGGACACAATCCAAAGAGGAGTTTGATACGGCAAAATTACAAGCTCAACAAACCAAGTATCTTGCTGGTATGTGGAATAAGGTTGATGGAGAATTATATCAACAAGCTATTCATTATGAAACAACAAGGGTTGGTTCCTACTCAGATTTTGAGACAATGGAATTTTATCCAGAAATTTCAGCAGCATTAGATGTAATGATGGAAGAATCCACAACACCTAATGATAAAGGAGATGTTATCAATGTTTATTCTGGAAGTAAGCGTGTAAAAAGTATACTTGAAGATTTATTCGTTAATCGATTGGATATACATACGTCATTACCAATGTGGACAAGAAATACTTGTAAATATGGCGATAACTTCGTTCACTTAAATGTGGATGATAGCGCTGGTATTATCGGTGCAAGACAATTACCTAATTTTGAAATAGAACGTAGAGAGAATGATATTCATGGAATTATTTCACCATCTCAATTGGAAGGTGTTAATGCTGATGAAAGTAGAAATAAAACAAAATTCTTCTGGAAAGGAAAAGATGTTACATTCAACTCTTGGCAAATCGCTCACTTTAGATTACTAGGTGATGATAGAAAATTACCTTATGGTACTTGTTTAAAAGGTGATACTAGAATTAATACAATTGATGGTGTTAAGGAAATTTCTGAAATTAAAAAAGGTGATATCGTCACAAGTTTTAACATTAAAACGCAATCTAAAGAATTATCACCAGTTTTAGATACGATAAATTCTGGTAGTAAAGAATGTTTTAGAGTTAGTACACGACATAATTTTATTGACTCATCTAAAGAGCATAAAGTGTTAATTTTAGAAAATGATGAATTTATTTATAAAAATGTTTTAGATTTAAAATTAGGTGATTTATTAGTAATTAATAAAAATGAAAAAACAAAAGAATTAATCTCAATTGATAAAACTGAACCTGAAAATAATAAAAATGGGTGGTTTAATAATATAAATTTAATTCCAAATGAGGTGGATGAAGATTTTGCCCAATTATTTGGGTTCTTAATTGGAGATGGATGGGTAAATCATACGGTAAATACAGTCTCGTTTGCTTTAGGTACTGATGAAGAAACTAACGAGTATTATATAGAATTATTAAGAAGATTTAGTGGTGGTAATCCTAGAGTAGTAAATGATGGGAAGCAAGTAGTTTTATCGTCTAAATTATTATCAACGATTTTAAAGAGAATGGGATTTGGGGGTAAATCTTATGAAAAAAGATTACCACAATGGATTTATAATACTACACCTGATATACAAAAATCACTATTAGCTGGTTTAATGGATGCTGATGGATGGTGGACTAAAGATGAGTGGGTTGTTGGTTGTCACATTGAGTTAAATAATGAGCAATTAATTAAAGATTTAAAAATCTTATTACAAAGGATTGGTTATAAATCGGGTTCAATTAGAAGTAGAATAAGAAAAACTCCTACTATCGAAGGACGTGAAATTAAAAATGTAAGGGAAAGTTTTATGATAACATTTTTTGATTCTTATTTAACTCAAATGAAGAAATGTGAAAATAAGAATAGATTGTTAGAAAATTATATATTAGAACCAATTAATAAGATTGAAAGTATTGGTGAACATGAGACATTTGACATTTATGTTGAAAATGAGAATCATAATTTTTACGCCAATAACATTGTAGTTCATAATAGCTTCTTAGAGAAGGCTAGACGTATTTGGAAACAACTTATACTATCTGAGGATGCGATGTTAGTCTATCGTGTAACTAGAGCGCCAGAAAGGCGTGTATATAAGATAAATGTTGGTAATATTGATGACCAAGATGTAGAAGCATATGTAAATGAGATTGCAAATAGGTTTAAACGTTCACCATTGGTTGACCCACAAACAGGTCAAATGGATTTACGTTACAACCAATTAGGTTTAGACCAAGATATATTCGTACCAGTTAGAACTGACGATGCCCCTAATCCTATTGATACACTTCCAGGTGCTCAAAATTTAGACCAGATTGCAGATATTGAATATTTACAACGTAAATTATTTACTGCATTAAGAGTTCCTAAACCTTTCTTAGGTTTTGAAGAGCCAACGGGTGAGGGTAAGAATTTAGCTTTACAGGATATTAGATTCTCAAGGACAATCAATAGAATTCAACAAGCAATGCTTCACGAATTAAATAAAATTGCGATTGTGCATTTATACTTATTAGGGTTTGTTGATGATTTAGATAATTTTACACTAACACTTAATAATCCATCAACTCAAGCTGAAATGCTTAAGGTTGAACATATGCGTGAAAAAGTTGGATTATATAAAGATGCTGTTGCCGATGCTGGTAATGGGTTTGGTGCAATGTCAATGACTAGGGCTAAAAGAGAAATCTTAGGTTGGAGTGATGATGAAACCAAACAAGATTTACTTGAACAACGTATTGAAAAAGCGGCAGCTTCTGAACTTGAAAACACTGCTCAAGTTATTAAACATACTGGATTCTACGATAGAGTTGATAGAATTTATGGAGATATGGAAATGGCTAAAGAAGGTGGTCAAGTAGCCGAAGAAGGTGAAGATGGCGGTGGTGCTTCTGGTGGAGGTGCTGGTGGCGGAGGCTTCGGTGGAGGTTTTGACGCTCCTGATTTAGATTTAGAAGATGATGGTG